TGCCGTAATGCTCCTGCCGAATAAGGGCGATATTTCGCCGGAAGTCTTGAAGCTGATGGGCGGTGGTGCCATCAAGCAGATCAGGGCCGCATGAGACGCGCCGCTAAAGTAGATGGCAACCACGCAGAACTGGCCGCTCTAGCGCGTCAGATGGGCTGCAGCGTGCTTGACCTGTCGCGGGTTGGGTCAGGGTGTCCCGACTTGCTGTTGGGCATCGCTACGGCTTCCGGGCGCAAAAATCTGTTGGTCGAGGTCAAGGACTCAAGCCAGCCGCCGAGCAAGCGGAAACTCACGCCGGATCAGGTCGAATTCCACAAGACCTGGCGCGGTCCGGTCGCCGTTGTCGAATCTGCCGATGAACTGATTTCTTTGATACGGATGCAGCCATGACCGACCTTGAAATGATTAAGAAGTGTGCCGACCGCATGGATTACAAGGTCGCTCTGGATATTCACGGGACATTCTTTTTTGTGACTGATGGAACAAAACAGCCCGACCGCAAGGATTACGACCCACTCAATAATGATGATCAGGCAATGGAATTATTCCGCAAATATCATCACGTTCTGAATTTTGACCTTCGTCGCGCAATTGTTGAGGCGGTCGCAAATCTGCCATGACCGAACCGCAGCGCATCGACTTTTCCCGCATCATTGCCGAGATTGAGGCGGCAGGGGTCACGCAATACAAAATCGCCATGATGATGCACCGCCAGATCACGCAGGTTAAACGATGGAAAGCCGGAAGCGAGCCGAGGCATTACGAGGGTCAAATGCTGCTGCAGATTCACGGCGAGTATGTAAAACGTGAAACATTACAAGTGTCACCTGTTGATCATGAAGTAATCGAATCTATGGCATAACATTCTTGTCCAGCGGGTTATCCGTTGGAAATCAAGGCCCGCCGATGCGCGGGCTTTTTTATTTATCAAAGTCTTAGGAATTGCCTCAATTGCCAGTCGGAGCGCCATTAGGCAACAAGAACGCCGCAAAGCCTCGATTGTTTGATGACGCTTTGCGCCGCGCATTGAAACAACGCGATCTTGAGGCGGGCGACGGCGAAACGCTCCGCATGATTGCCGACAAACTGATTGACCTTGCGCTGGCCGGAGACATCGGCGCGTTTCGTGAGGCGCGGGACACGATGGACGGAAAGCCGGTCCAAGCGATCACGGGCGCAGACGGCGGGCCGCTCGTTGTAATCACCGCAACCGCGCACGACGAAACCCTGTGACGTTCAAGCTGACAGCGCGGCAGGAATTGGCGCAGGCAGTGTGCGCAGGTCCTGCTTCACACATCATGCTGTTTGGCGGTTCACGCTCCGGCAAAACATTCTTGCACATGCGGAACATCGTTTTCCGCGCACTGAAAGCGCCGAAGTCACGCCACGCTGTTCTGCGCTTCCGCTTCAATCACGTTAAGGCTTCCATTGTTCTGGATACGTTTCCCAAGGTCATGGAAACGGCGTTTCCTGGTGTCTCTTACACGGTCGATAAATCGGACTGGTACGCCAAGCTTCCGGGCGAATCGCAAATTTGGTTTGGTGGACTTGATGACAAGGAACGCACCGAGAAAATTCTCGGACAGGAACACGCGACCATCTACCTGAACGAATGCAGCCAAATCCCGTTCAACTCCCGCGAAATGGCCGCAACTCGTTTGGCGCAGCGCGTTGAGGCGATGATGCAGAACAGAGCGCCGCAGATGCTAAAGCCGCGCATGTTTTATGACTGCAACCCGCCGCCAAAATCGCACTGGACGTATAAGCTGTTCGTCCAGAAGATTGATCCGGACTCGCGCCAGCCGCTTGCGAAGCCTGACGATTACGCAGCCTTTCAGATGAATCCGCAGGACAACGCGGACAACTTGGCTCCCGGCTACCTTGACACGTTGCTGGCCTTGTCGCCGCGCCTTCGCAAGCGTTTCCTTGATGGTGAATTCGCAGACGCAACACCCAATCAGCTATTCAGCGATGAAACGATTGAGACTTGGCGTGTGCTGGATGGGTCTGTGCCCGACCTCGTTCGCATCGTTGTGGCGGTCGATCCTTCCGGATCTGGCGATGTTGACAACGCCGACAATGACGCAATCGGCATCGTGGTTGCTGGCCTTGGGACGGACGGTAACGCTTACGTACTTGAGGACTTGACCGTTAAGGCTGGTCCCGCGACATGGGGCCGCATCGCTGCAGACGCATACCATCGCCATGAGGCCGATGTAATTGTGGGTGAGGCGAACTACGGAGGCGCGATGGTGCAGCACACGATCAAGACCGCCGCGCCCCGTGCGCCTTACAAGAGCGTGAGCGCCACGCGGGGTAAGGTGGTCCGCGCCGAGCCCATCGCAGCCTTGTATGAGCAGGGTAAGGTTCGGCATGTCGGCCACTACCGCGAACTTGAGGATGAACTATCCGCCTTTTCTACGGTTGGCTACCTTGGCGACCGCTCGCCAAATCGCGCTGATGCGTTGATATGGTCCCTCACTGAGCTATTCCCCGGCATGGTTGCGCCGAAGCGTGAGCAGCGGGAAGGCATACACAAGCGCAACCTAGGCGGCGCTGGCGGGTGGATGGGATGACCCCCGGACCGCGCACATACAAACAGGCCACGCTGACCGTCGCCGTGCCTTCCGGACTGCCGGAGGACATGCGCGAGGACTTCATGGAAATCCTGTCCGTGCGGAGTGACAACCCGCGCAAAGGCCATGCAACGGCCCTGATGCACATGGTCTGCACGGAAGCCGACCGCTCCGGAAAGCTGCTGATGTTGAAGGTCGGAGCCTTTGACGATGGCGGCATGAACAATGAACAGCTTGCCAAGTGGTACGGGCGCTTCGGCTTTGTCGAGGTGCAAAAAGAGCCCGCCGTATTGATGGCGCGGCAGGCTGAACCACCAAGGATTGCGAGGGCGTAATGGCGGAACACGAACAGGAAAGCGGCGGCGACAAGTCCGTTCTTGAGCAAGCGAAAAAGCACTACAAGCTCTGCGTCGATGCCGACACCGATAACCGCATTGCGGCAAAGGATGATCTACTGTTCCTTGCTGGCGGCACTAACCAATGGCCGATCAAGGCCGTGCAGCAGCGTCAACTGGATGGCCGTCCGTGCCTGACGATCAACTCGCTGCCGACCTTCGTCCACCAGGTTACGAACGACCAGCGGCAGAACCGCCCATCAATCAAGGTGCATCCGGTCGATGACGGCGCGGACGTTAAGACGGCAAAAGTCATTCAAGGGCTGATCCGTCACATAGAATACGACTCAAACGCCGATATCGCTTATGACCGTGCGGTGAACTCTGCGGCGCGGATTGGCTTCGGATTTTGGTATCTGACGGTTGAGTACGAGAACGAGCGCAGTATGCAACAGCGCATCGTGTTCCGTTCGGTCCGTAACGCTTTGTCCGTGCGTATCGACCCGCTATCCGTTGAGCCTGACGGATCAGACATGCAATACGCATTCATTGACAACCTCATGGCCCGCGAGGAATTCAAGCGGCAGTATCCGGAGGCCGAGGCGAACAACGTTTCGCTGATCTCCGATGGGTCAATGTCCGGATGGCTGACGGATAACACCGTTTTAGTCACTGAGTATTACTGCCTCAAATGGACTCCGGCAAAGCTTGCCCTGCTGCAGGACAACACAACGGCATTTGAGGATGAACTGATCCCCGAACAGAAAAAGCTTGTGGTATCTACACGGCAGTCAAAACGCTGCAAAACCATGTGGTACAAGCTGACCGGCGCTGACGTTTTGGACAGCACGGAAATCAAGTGTAAGTGGATTCCGGTGTTTCCTGTCTACGGTGACGAAATCGACATCGAGGGCAAGGTAATCCGTGCGGGCATCATCCGCAACGCCAAAGACCCCGCGCAGATGTACAACATGATGATGACCTCTGCGGTTGAGGAAATCGCGCTACGTCCGAAAGTGCCGTTCATCATGGCGGAAGGGCAGGAAGAAGGCCACGAAGACGAATTTGAAGCGGCCAACAACCGGAGCCTGCCGTATATCACCTATAAGCCGGTGACGATTGACGGCCACTTGGCCCCGCCGCCGCAACGCTCGCACCCTGCAGACGTTCCGACCGGCTTTCTGGCGATGGCGGCGCAGGCACGGGACAACATCAAGGCAACCACGGGCATTTTTGATGCTTCGTTGGGTGCCAGAGGCAACGAAACCAGCGGGCGGGCGATCCTTGCGCGTCAGAAGGAGGGCGACGTTGCAAACTTCCATTATTTCGACGGCCTTATCCGTTCGCTGCGTCAGTGCGGGCGCTGCTTGGTTGACATGCTGCCGCATTACTACGACACCACTCGCACGATCAGGATCATGGGCGAGGATGAAAAGGTCGGGTTTGCCGTCCTGAACCAGCCCAATGAGCGGCAGGAAAAACTGGAAAACGGGGAAGTACCGGCATATCTCAACGACCTGTCCGCAGGCACGTATGACGTAACGATTTCGGCGGGTCCGTCCTATTCCACGCTTCGCCAAGAGGCTGCGGAAGCGATGGCCGAGAACATGAACCGAAACCCGCAGCTTTGGGGAATCGTTGGCGATCTGTATATCCGCAATCAGGATTGGCCGGGCGCGGAGGAAATGGCTGAGCGCATCAAGAAAACCATACCGCCGCAACTGGTCGAGGTCGAGGGCGACGATGAAGCCGAGGCCGATGTTATCAACACGCCAGAGGGTCCGATTCCGGTCGCGCAAGTGCCGGTCATTCTGGAGGGCATGAAGAATCAATTGATGCAGATGCAAGGCGCACTGCAGCAGGCCGATCTGGATAAGACAGAACTGGATAAAGCAAAAGCCGCGATTGAGCAGCAGGAATTGCGTATCAAACAGTTTGAAGCCGACACCAAGCGCATGGAAATGGAGCGCAAAACCGACAACGACAAACTGAAAGAGATTGCAGAAATTGAAAAGGCGCGGGCCGATCAAATGGCTGCGGAGGCGGACCAACTCCGTGCGGTTGCTGATGCCGAGCGCGAAAGAGCCAATCAAACACCACGGCATGAACTGACCGACGAAGCCCTGCAAGCCTTGATTGCCGCAAAGCAAACGCCGCGAGGTATGCGGATTACCGCGCCAAGCGGTCAAGTGTATTCCGTGGATCTGGAGGGCTGATGGACATCGCAGGAAACGGCGGGGAATTGCGGATGACCGTGCAGATCACGCGGGCGGAAACGGGCAAGACGGAGACGGTCGAGCTAATCGGACACCTGACGCAAGAGCAAGCGCAGGCTTTGGAGAAAGGGACGGAAAATGGCGGTCACTCACTCAACAGCGGCGCGTAACGCTGCAACGGATGCAGTCACGGCGCTGATTGGCGCGAGCGGAAAGCTTGTTTTCCGCATTTCGCCTTCGTCGGTTGCATCCCCTGGCACTGCTGCCGCGACTCTTAGCCTGTCGGCAACTGCGTTTGGTGCGTCTGCGTCAGGGACCGCAACGGCGAACGCGATCACCTCGGACACTGCGGCAACTGGTAACGCTTCGCCGGTTGCGTTTGCGACCTTACAAACTTCTGGCGGCACCATCGTTATACATTGCGCGGTCGCTGCGTCGGGCTCCGATATCAACATGACAGGCGGCTTGACCGTTGGCGCTGGTGACACGGTGGCCTGTTCGTCGCTGACCTATACGGCGCTGCCTGCTTAATGCCGTACATCGCTGACAGGGTTGTTGAGACAACGACAACCACGGGAACGGGCTCACTGACGCTGGCAGGAGCCAAGGCGGGGTATCGGTCTTTTGCGACCGCCTTCGGGTCCGCGTCTCTCAATGTCTGCTATGCGATCACGGACGGTACGGATTGGGAAGTAGGCATTGGGACGTTTAACGGCACAACCACACTCACGCGGGGCAAGGTAGAGAGCAGCAGCAACGCGGGGGCGCTGGTGAATTGGAGCGCGGGAAGCAAGGACGTTTGGTGCGATGCGTCTGCAGATTTAATTGACAACGCGAACGGCGGAATTTTGCAGGCGCAGATTTTGGGTTGGGGAATGCCCTAAAAGGAGAATGAGAAATGCCCGGTAATAACGATCCAATTTGGTCCAAGGTTGGCGATATTCAGGCGGTTGCAGTCACCGCCGCCAATACGTCATCGCAGGGCGGCGGCACGGTCGGAACGGATATTTTCCTCGCGTTTCAGGCAGATGCGACCAATGGCGGCTATGTGCGTGAATTGCGCTGGTGCCTTGCGGAGTCAACGATTGCCACTGCTAGCACCGCGACGGTCGGGCGCGTTTTTGTTTCGTCGGTCACTTCCGGCGCTACTTCGTCAACGAATACGCACCTGATAGCGGAGGTTGCTCTGGCCGCGCAAACGCCGTCAAGCACATTGCCGGGGGTTCCGATTGTGATCCCGCTGGATTTCGCTTTGCCGCCAAGCTACACGATCTTAGTCACCAATCACGCCGCGCCTGCTGCGAACACGCATTGGAAAGCGACAGTAATCGGGGGCAAATACTGATGGAACAACCAATTGTTTTTATTTCTCCGGCTTCAATTGAAGGCGAGGAAGGTGTGCAGGTTGTTGATGATGAAACACGCGAAGTTACTGCCGTATTGATGGCTGACGGTAGCGAGGCTCCGCAGCCCTGTTCGTACCGGAGCGCAGATGCTTGATTTCGGCCACATTCCGCCGAACAACGGAATTCTCCGTGTTGGTGAGTTTTTCGGTATTTCAACGTCAACGGGCGCTAACAAGCAAGTCATTACCAAGC